AGGAATGGCGCAACTTATACTTGGAGTCCTGTCGGAAGTGGTGCATTAGATATTAGAGCAACCGTAGTAAGTGGTGCTCCCACTAAATCACTTATGTCTCTTGTATCCGATAGAGATAGACATTTATTTTTAATGGGAACAGAAACTACTGTTGGAGATACGAGCACACAAAATAAAATGTTTATACGTTTTTCTAATCAAGAAGATATCAATACTTGGGCTCCTACGGCAACCAATACTGCAGGTACTTTTTTATTAGACCAAGGAAATGAAATTGTAACAGCCGTACAGGGAAAAGATTATGTCCTGGTACTCACGGATCAGGCAGCTTATGTTATTCAATTTGTAGGACCTCCTTATACTTTTTCTCTACGACAAGTAGGGTCTAACTGTGGCTGTTTGGGACAACATGCTGCAATCTATGCACAAGGTGCGGTATTCTGGATGGGGTTTGGTGGTGGGTTCTTTATGTATGATGGAACGGTAAAACAACTTCCTTCCTTAGTAGAAGATTATGTATTCACGACACAAGGAGATGCTCCTGGAATTAATTATGATGCTAATCAAATTACTTTTGCATACCATAACTCTTTATTCAATGAAGTAGGTTGGTATTATGCCGACAATGCTTCTACACAGATCAACAGAAATGTTGTATTTAACTTTTTAGAACAAAGTTGGGCTACTGGAACCTTGGCTAGAACTAGTTACGAAGATGCTTTGAGTTATAACCTACCTCACGCGACAGAGTTCAATAGAACCGGAACCCCTTCTTTTCCAGTTATTAATGGGGTTACTAATACCAATGGATCTTCTATATATTGGTCTCAAGAAACAGGTACCAATCAGGTAAGTCACGCGGGTGTGTCTACGGCTATTCCTTCTTATATTGTATCTGGAGATTATGACCTATCGGAACAGGGTCTGGCAGGAGACGGAGAATATATTATGCGAGTATCTAGATTTATTCCTGACTTTAAAAACCTAAGTGGTAATGCTAAAATAACTTTATTCTTTAGAAACTATCCAGCGGAAACAGAGCAAAGTGATGCGGACGGACCTTTGGTTACAGGTCCTTTTACTATTACAACTTCTACTAATTTTGTAAGTACTAGGGTACGAGGAAGACAAGTAAGTATTAAAATTGAAAATAATGCAGTAGATGAATCTTGGCGATATGGTACATTACGTTTAGATATTCATGCAGGAGGTAGAAGATAATGGCAAAGATTACAGCAGTTATACCTGAACCAACACCGGAGTATACTGAATCTAATGCAAGACAATTAAGAGAAGCATTAGATACACAAAAGAATGAATTGAACTTTGGATATCAAGAAGATATTAAACAAGAACTACAGAGATTTGCTTGGTTCAATATGAGAATGGGTTGCTAATGTCTGGATGTAATAATGTAAATCCAATAACAGGGGGAAGCACTGTAAGTGATGTTCCTTTTTATTTAGCAGTACAGCAAGGACAAGTATCAGGTTATTCTTCCATTAATAAATTTGGATATAACGAAAACGTTCCGACTTCTTGGGAAGTAATTGCTATAACTTCAAATAATTTTACGTACCCTTCAAGTGCTGGAACTGCAACGGTTGTATCTGATAATGCAAATGATACGTCAGCTGGTACAGGTGCAAGAACAGTAAGAATACAAGGATTAGATGGTGATTACAATTTTCAAGAAGAAATAATTACTATGAATGGTACAACTGGAGTAACTTCTTCAAATACTTTTTTAAGATTAAATAGAATGGAAGTTATGACAGCAGGGTCATCTGAATCAATGCAAGGTACTATTACTGCAGACGTTGGAGGTAATGAACTATCGAGAATGGAACCAGATTATGATAATCAATCCTTACAAGCAAATTATACAATTCCTGCTGGTAAAACTGCATATTTGACTAGAATACAAATTACATCAGCTAAAGATAATAAAGAAGCATTTGTAGGATTTTTTACTAGAGAATTAGGAAGTTTATTTAAAATTAAACAATTGGTAGAAGTATATAGAAATAATGTTGTAGTTGATTTTACAGCGCCTTTAGTTATACCTGAAAAAACAGATATTGAATTAAGAGGTAAAAATGCAAACACAGGTCAAATTGGTATTGGTGGATCTTTTGATTTAATTTTAGTGGATAATTAATGGCAAATTTTTATAAAAACGCATTCTATGATCCTAGCACTACAGCAGCTGTGACAATATATACCTGTCCTTCTAACGCTAATGCTATTATACAAAATATACAAGTCACCAATCAATCGGGATCTAAAGTAGTAAAAACTTATGTATATGATTCTTCTACTACTACTAATTTTGAAATAGCTTATGCTTCTATCTCTGGTCCTACTATATGTAATCTGGCTAAAGGACCTATTATTTTAGAAGAAAGTGATTCCATAAAGCTTGAAACATCTGATATTTCTGGTATAAGTGCTACATTAGCAATACTAGAAATAAATAGAGATGATCAGAATGGATAAAGAACCAGTAAAAATAGAAACAAAAACTAAACACACCTTTAGAAGTAAATCTACTAATAAGACTTATGATTCTAAAGAATTGTTTTTAGCAAATCATCAAGAAGATGATTTAGCAGTTGACACTACAGTCTCTGTAACCAATAAAGGATTAGACTTATTACAGAAAGTAATGGGAAGAAAGTAACTATGCAAGCACCACGTGGTGGTACCGAATTACAGTTTGAATATTTAAGAAAGCATGTTGATTCTAAATTATTAGATCAAGTACAAATTACTACCTCTGTTCCAGAGAAAATACCATTACATCCAAATAAAGTTAACATTCTTTGGCAAAAGAATTCCTATGATCAACCTAATCTTGCACCATGGTTTAAAGATAAATCTAATCACTCTAAATATGATTGGTATGTATTTAATTCACATTGGAACTTTGAAAAATTTAGAATGATGTTTGATATACCGTGTGAGCGATCTTTAGTCATTAAAAATGGTGTAGATAATATAACTCCAAGAAACCTTAATCAAAAAACAGATACTATTAAATTAATATTTCATCCAACTCCTTGGAGAGGCTTAAACGTGATACTAGCAGCTATGCAAATGGTTCAAAATAAATCTGTATCATTAGATGTATATTCTTCTTGTGAAGTATATGGAACTGCTTTTAAAGAAGCAAACGATAAACAATACGAAGGACTATATGAACAAGCAAGACAATTACCTAATGTCAATTACATTGGTTATAAACCAAATGAATACATTAAAGAAAATTTACATAAGTATCACATCTTTGCTTACCCTAATATCTGGGAGGAAACATTTTGTATCTCTGCTGTAGAAGCTATGGCAGCTGGCTTATATACCATTACCACTAATTATGGGGCTTTGTATGAAACATGTGCAGAGTTTTCAACTTACATTCCTTATCAAAAAGATTATCTTAGTTTAGCAAAACAATTTGCTTATGCAATTGATGCTGTAGCTAATAAATTAAATTCAGAAAGTGTAAAACAACATTTACAAAACCAGATTAATTATATGAATCAATATTATAATTGGACTAAACAGGGAAATGCCTGGACTAACTTTTTACAAGGAGCAATAAATGCAAGACGCAAGTAAACCAATATGGATCACTGAAAAAAAGAAAATACCAAATATAAGTACACTACCTTCTATCTTTGTAGCAACTCCAGTGCATAGTGAATGTTCTATTCATTACACACAAGCGTTATTATCTTTTCAACAAAAATGTATGGTCAATGGTATTTTAGTTTCTTTTTCTTTATTAAAGTCTTCTTTAGTTACACAAGGTAGAAATTTATGTGTCAATGCTTTTATGGAAGAATGTAGAAATCATAACTACTCTCATATGTTGTTTATTGATTCGGATATTGATTTTTCTTTTGAGACTATTATGAAACTAGTTGCAGCAGATAAGGATATTGTTGCATCACCTTATCCATTGAAATCTTTAGATTGGGATAAAATAGCTAAAAGAATTAAAGATAAAAAAATAGAAGATGGGGAAATTATGTCTAAACAAGGTTTTACTTGGCCTATTAAATTAGAGGGTAAAAATGAAGTATCTGTTGTTAATGGAATAGCAGAAGTATCCCATGCTCCAACTGGCTGTATGTTAATTAAAAGAGAAGTGTTTGAAAAAATGATTAAAGAACTTCCTGAATTAAAAATCAATCAACCCACTGTCATCAATGGTAAGATG